AGTATATTCATTCTGCGATTATATACTCATCTGCACTACTTGCACTTACGGCTGACCCTAGATTTATTCGTAACCATGCTGAACCATTGTCCAATGCCAGGCAGGGACTGCCACCATCTCCATTTGTACAATACACTACTTTGCCCGCAGTTCCAGCAGAAGGTAGATCCGCAACTGCAAAACTCTTTAGCACTACTGTTGTATCGGTTACGCTTGGTACTGTGACTGTTGGTTCGCCCAATTGATTTAAATTTGCAGCCGAAATGTCTACCCCGGTTGCGTATGTAAAACCACGAGTTACTGTACAGGTAATTGCCATTATGCCACCTCACGTCTTGCATTTGCTCCTACGCCTATAGCTTCCAAGCTAACATGTCTAAAGCTCGGTCTGCCTGCTGTGACATTGATTTCAATTTCCGCACCATACCCACGGGTACGCCCCGTACCAAAGCGGAAGAGTGCTTCTTCTGTGCCATCTGCGGTATGGCTTAATACTGTTGTACTTGCGTCTGGATCGAGTGTGTTGACCTTAATGTTAAATGCATCCTGGTTGACTGTGTTTGCACCCAACTGACCACGCTTCCAACTCTTCACGCTAATATCTCCAAATGTGTATGAGCGTGTGACAAGTTTACCTGCAATTGCAGTTGTGCCTGACTCGCTTGTACTTCCTATCTTGCGTCCACTATCATCAATGGAATTTTCCTCCATGAGATACCAACCTGTTTTGTTACATGCAAATAATCTGCGTCTTGTTGGGTTGCTTCCATGCGAGCAGATTACCCAATCATCCACATGAAATGCCACACTTCCTGCTAGGGTAGGGTAGGAGTCAACACTAGTCCATGTGCTTGTAAGTAGGTTAAATACGAAAATCTTGTTTGCCACTGTTGAAATACCTGTGGGTACTGCTAGGTAGTATTTATTGTCATACACGATACCACATGCTTTGTCTGCTGCTGCGTAATTAACCTCATCAAATTGATCTTGTATAGGTCTAGTCATGGGTATGGTTTCACCACTTACTTTACTAATAGCTACCCCAAGTCCCTTGGCTGGGTCTGTACCTGGTGACAAGACAATGACCCCATTATCTGATAAGAAGAATGTTTGTGGCCCAGACTGTGCAATTGATTTGCGTGCCACACATCCATGCTGACGGGTAATCTCGTAAGTATTAGCTGCGGAGGTAGTCGCAATGTTGTTTATCATGTGAATGCTATTACGCATAAACACGATTAACTGATCTTCTTGGTATGGAAAAAAGCCTACAAGAAAATCTGCACTTCCTTTGTTTATTCTAAATTGTGAGTCAGCAGCGTAGTAATTATCTGTGTCCAACAAGTCAGACATAATAATAGAATAGTTACTATCTGTGGGTTGTGGGATGATTAAGCGATTACGAAAGAATACACCATAATCTGTGTTCGGACATTGTATGCGTCCAGCACCTGGGCTTCCATTTGCTTTAACCACAAAGTCATTGCTTACATCTCCATCCCATTCAAGTGGTGTTTTATTCTTACCACGAAACAAGATGAGTTTTTCCAATGCCTGCACGAAGCTCGCGCCATCTGCCGTGGCCACAACTTCACTGCCTGGATAATCAATATCTATGCCTGAGTTATTTGCATCATTCCAAAGGATTACTTTATCCTTGGTTGCAACTACCACATATTCATTTCCTGTTGCAGGATCGGAGTAAAGTGTGGATGCAAATACCATCTCATTCGTGCCATTGTAGCTAAGTGTAACTGCTCCTGCCAAGAAATCTATACCCTTGCGTACCTCTGCAAGATCACCAATTAAGCGCATATTCTCGCTTGTCTGTACAAAGCCCGGTTCTAAACTTGTTGCTTCTTTATAGGAATCAATGCCACGAAATCCACGATCTCCTTCTGTAAGAACTTGGTCATCGAGTCTGCCTGTTGTACGATACCTTGCCATTACTTCTTCTTAATTTCTTGGTAAAGTTTTATGCACATGTAGACTAAGGTTACTGCACCAACTGCAATGCCAAGAAATGTATCAATTGTTGACAATCCAAAGGTTGCTGCTGTGCCTGACATTCCTAAAACTGATGCTCGATCAACCATCATCTACGGCCTCCTGGTGTAAAGTAAAATCCAATGATTAATGGCAACACTACTGTTGCTTCGAAGAGTGCGATATGTCCTGTTGTAACAACCAAAGGGGCTTGCTCAGCTGGAAAACTGAGGAGTCCGAATAAAAATTCTTTCCTCCCCTCTCCTGTAATGTTTGTTGTACTGACGAGCGGAACTGAGGGGTAGATGGTGGTGATACAGGTAATGAACGAGAGGGTGAACATCCCAATAAGAGCAAGCATCCTACGAGTAGCACGAGTGAAAGCTCCACTAGCACCATTATTGAGTGATGCCTGGAACTGAATGGCAGCTTCGTTGTTTCTGCACTCTCGTGCCATTTCCATTTCATGCTTCTGTGAACGAGCATCCGTGACTGCACCAAACACGCCTTTAAGAATAGACCCCATTGCCGCAGAACCACCTCCCGTAAGAAATAATGTAAGGAGTTCAAACATTTCATTTAGCCTCCATCTTTTCAAATAACTTCTTTATATCTTCACGCCTGTCTTCAGATAATTTATTAAGATGACTAACTTCTTTTATTTGCCCAGCAGCAGATATTTCTAGTTGTCGAAGTCGATCTTTCATATCATCTATCTCCCACTTATTACGCTTGATGAAGAATGCGAGTATGGAAAGTGCAACTCCAAGGCCAGCAAACATATAGTGTGTAACTTCCATTTTACTTTACCTGTCCGTACCTTAAATCCTCAAGTAGTTCGTCTTGTTTCGATGCTTGTTTTTCTAGGAATAAAAGCCTCATGTTCTGCTCGGCATCATCTGGTAATGCACCTAACTCACCTCTTGGCCATTTAACACGAAACTCACTGTTCATATCGACCTCATGGTGCAACCTTACATTCTCGTTACGAAGGTCATCTATGTCTGATTTAATCGTAACAAAACTATATGTGGCAACGGCCACGGCAGAAATTGTTTTCAACATGAAAGCAACATTCGCCTTCACGACTGAGTTCTCGCCTATCGCATCTTTTTCGTCAGTTGCCATTACTCGCCAGGAGGATTAGCTGAGTGCAACTGATTTGAGTGTTGAGTCAGAAGCTCCGGCAGTTGTAATAGCTACATATATTTTAAAGGTATCAGTAGCTAAATACAATTCTCCTTTAGTTGATTCTTTTGCGAACTTCGTCTTATCAGCATCCGTCCCTGTCTTAACAGCGATGGTGTAATCCTTGCGTCCTAACTTTTGCTGTGCCATGACTTAGGAAGCTGTACCAGCGTTGATGCAAGGTGAGGATGGGCGAAGGCGGTAATCTCCGTTTGCGGAGTCTACGAATAGAGGATCGGAGAATACATTGTTTGTACCACCACTTGTCACATTGTTGTCGTGAAAGCAATTGTTTGTAAATGTACCTGGAGTAAATCCAATAGTTTCATTATTTGAACCAGTACCTAAAAATATATTGTTCACGAAGACTGAAGTTCCAGGATTGTAAGTGCCTAATCGGTTGGCAGTTCCTGACTTATTAATTAATGTACAACCTCTAATATTTACATTGTTAAAACCATCCTGGTTGTAGTCACCTCCTATAATAAAACCATAAGCAGTGTTGCTTGAACCTCCAATTATTAAACATTCTTTTAGTGTGAGTGATGTTATGGGTGAACTATGCCCTGAAAACCAGCCTCGCATTTCACTCGCTCCAAGTGTAGTTGAAGACATTTCCAAAGTACAATTTTCCACTGAAATAGTTGAAGCAGAATTATTGCCTGCCGTAATTAATCCGAAAGAAGCACTTGAACTTGTGTGCAAAATTTTAAGAGTTTCGATTTTTACGGAATGCGATGTATTGCTTGCATCAATAACTGCACCAAAACTAGACCCTGTACTAGATAAAATTGCATCTATCCCTACACCAACAAAAGTTAGTGACTTAGTCATAGTTATTTTGCTAACCGAATGCGTTCCCGCTTTTATCGCAATAACACCTCCGTCACTCGTATTTGTGAGTGCTTCGGACATGGTATTGTAGGGTTGGGCAAATGTACCTGACTCAGTACCTGAGTAATTAGAGTCGAACCAGGTGGCGTTTGGATATTTAGATTGAACGGATGTTGCTGACATAATTTTTGTTTGTTAAGTTTTAAGAAATTGTTCCACCACTAATTAAAAGTGGTGCTTGATTTGCTCCTATATCAGGAGTGTTAAAACCTTGCCTAACGGGTAAACCATTAACCCCTAAAGCATCTGAATCACCTGTTATAAGTGAGTAAGTTCCAAATGTAGTTGTGATTTCAATGTCAGGCTCGGTTGAATCTTCTTTTACGGAAACTCCTGTTGTAATTTCTTCTCTTAGACTTGGTTTATTAAGAAAAAGTTTTGCAGAGTCAGAGTTAACTAAAAATTCTAAGTTACCACTAGCGTCGGCAATAACCATCACCGACTGACTCGGATTATCTATGACCTTTAAGGACTGATTTGGATATGCTCCAATGTGTGGATTGTCTGTGCCTCTTAGTTGAGCATCTCCCACTACAATATCATTAAACGAACAAGTACCATCTCCATCTTCTCGTAAGAATTTAGTAGCTCCTGTTTCTCCTGTTGATAAGACTGCTGTGCCTTCGACTGAACCTGCTGGCAAGTTAGTTAATTGCGATCCGTTAATCGCTGGTAAACCAACTGCATCTAGTACGACTACATTCCCATTTGATGTGCCTGTGTTTGCAACTGCCGCCGTACCGAGTCCTAAATTTGTCCGACTCGTGCCAGCATTCGCCACATCAGATAAATTATTGCTTGCGAGTAAATCGCCTTGAGGAGCGGCGGCTACCAAGTTGGCAACAGTTACCTTTTTAGTTGTTGCAGTTCCACTTACATCAACGATGGGTAAAACATCATCTGTGGCAGGTGTTGCCCCTAAAGCAGGTAATGCGGTTATCTTTTTATTAGCCATTTTATAATTGGGTTAAAGTTCAAATTCTAAATAAAATCCATCCTCGGTCTGCATAAACGCACCTGCCTGTGTAAGTATTACAAGGTTTGGCCCAAAGGGTGGAGTTCCACTTCCTGTGCTTGCGCGTCCAACGCTAAGATTAAGATCGAGTGTGAGTGCCATTAAATGTTGTACGCTATGACTGCACCACTTGTAAGTGTTATGGAACTTATGTTTCCATAAATCGCAGTATTTGCAGCTAGGGTAGTTGCATCTTGCCCGGTGCAAATATCAGACAAGTTTTCAATATTACTTGTTATGCTCGCAATAACTGTGTCTTCCGTTGCAAGTACCGCAAAAAATTTACCTGCGTGTGCCGCATTATCATTGATGTAAATTCCACCATTTAGTCCTAAACCTCGATATTCTGATGCCATAATATTTGTTCCTTCTATGCCGAACTAACGGCAGTTGTTCCGTACGTAATAAATTGTATTGGGGTTGATTGCCCCTCCTGTCTTTCGAGTTTGTCTAACTCGCTTTGTAAAATTGATTCACTTTGTTGATAGATAACTTGTGCCTTGTCTGTCTGCCCGTCTGCTTGTAACCAATCTCCATATGCTCCAATCACCGCATACTCGCTGAATACATATGGGAAGTCTGTTGCGTCACTTGCATACTCAGGGTAGGGTGCGCGGTAATATACCCACACAGGTGCAGTTGATGCGCGATCTGGTAGTATTGCTTCTCCATACTCGCTCGCACCTGTCACATATACATTTTTAAATGCAATGTCAGATGTTGTGCCTGTACCATATGGGTCATTCTCAGTGACCCGGAATATCTCGCTTATGGTTGTGCCAAAGTCCAGGTAGCTTAACATGCTTGCAGTTGCAGTTGCGCCACTTCCTGCACCACCTGTAAAGCTAATCGTGGGTGTGCCTGTGAATGCCGTGCCATTGTTGGTCACTGCAACTCCATTCACTTCTCCGTCTGCATTAATGGTCGCAGTCGCTGCTGCTGAGTTTCCTCCTCCACCTGCGAAAACTACAGTTGGTGCTGATGTATAACTCGCTCCTCCACTACCTACTTGTACGCTTCGTACA